GGTAGATGTTTCCAGCACCGACAGCGGTGGTCGGCTCTGGTACGACTTTCTGGAAAAGCTCGGCTACTATGTTTCTTACGAGAAGCGAACCAAGGAGAACAACTGGTACGGCAAGGACATGGTTCTTGACAACGAGCAGGCAAAGCAGCTTGCAGACTACGCCGTGAAGAAAGAGGTCTACAACTGGGACGGCGTGGAGTGGATTGTGACGGAAGCACTCGCCCACGGAAACAAGGTGGTTATCAACGCTGACTGGTAGTTAGGTGATAAAGGTGATAAAGGTGAGTGTTTTTGCAAAGACTTTTTTCAAATTGGCGTGTTTTGAAAAATTGTTTTTTGTATTTTAGGTGAGTTAGGTGAGTAATCAGGCATAAATGCCTATAACTCTCTCTTATACGCGCGTATATAGAAATAGTTATAGGGAAATGTACCCGATTACTCACCTTTATCACCTTGGCGACTTTGAAAGGAGAAAACGACTATGGCAGATGAAATTGTAGAAAAGCGTGGTCGTGGCAGACCAAAGGGTACTGGTGGAAATAGCCGTCCCGATAAGACTGTGCAACTCGACCCCGGAGATAACCGGAAATATATCATGCACGATCTGAGAATGTGGGATTGGCCTGCGGTGGATATGACCCGACCGAAAGATGTGTCCGAGCGTATTGGACAGTATTTTCAGATTTGTGCAGAGGACGATATGAAACCCTCTGTTGCTGGCATGGCATTAGCGTTTGGAATTGATAGAAGAACTATGTGGAAGTGGGTTAATGGCATTGATAGCGCCTACATCCCCACCGAAAGCAGGGACACTTTAAAAAAGGCGTATCAACTTTTGAACGCTCAGATGGAAAGTTATATGCAGAACGGAAAGATCAATCCTGTCGCCGGTATCTTCCTGATGAAGAACAACATGGGCTATGCGGACAAGCAGGAGGTCGTGTTGACACCCAACCAGCAGCTCGGAGATCAGGTTCCCGCCGAGGACTTGGAGAAAAAGTATCTTGAAGATGTGGTGGGTGCGTCCAGCGACTATGACCCGGAAGACTGAGCGACTTTCACGACTTTTGCGACTATGGCTTACGACTATGCCGAGCGACTTTGCGACTTTCGCCCGAACGACTTTGCGACTTTGACAGAGCTGCCGATCTCCCCACGGGGTCGGCGGCTTTTCCTTTCCCCGGCTGATCGGCGGCGGGTTCCACCGGGGCAGCGTGGGCGCTGCCGGGGTTCCGGCCTGATTTTGGCGGCGTTTTTCGCCCTTTATAATGTATAGTTCATTTTCTTTTGAGTTTTCGAACGGTGTAAAACATCAAGAAAAAACTTGAATTATTTTTAGAAATCCTATTGACATTCAAGTTAAAACTTGATATACTTCAATCATCAAGTTAAAACTTGAAATTGAAAGGGGTTTTTACAATGACAGTTAAACAGTTTTCAGAAGTAGCAGCGGGGCGCATTTATTTGAATGATTTCGGAAGTTCTCTTTCTGCCGTTCCCGGTTCCGTTCTCTTTGATGCTATCAAAGATTGTAAGATTTGTGAAATTGAAAGCCGGGGCGGAGATTTCGAAATTACATTAGAAAAACAGCTTGTGCGGGAATAAGAAAGGGGGCTTATATTATGAAAAAGATTTTTGATTTACCCGTTTGCGGTTATGATCGGGCAAAGAGTTTTTACGGAAAAGCAAAAGTTATTGAAACGGACAACGGCGAAAAAGTTTTGCAGTCCTATAATACTTTTGTTTGTCGTATCACGGCGGCGGGGCGGTTCGTTCGTATGTGGGGCGGCTATTCCGCTACTACAATGCGCCATATAAATAGTTTTCTTTCATTCTATGATATGAACGGCGGCGGGAAATCGTGGTGGGATATGCAGCCGGTAGAAACGGAAAAGCCGAAAGCGGCGGATATGACCCCCGGCGAAAGTTTGAAAGCCATGTATAACCGCCGTACCGCTAACAGCGTGAATTATTGAAAGGGGTGTAATAAATGAAACTCAAGACAACACAAAAGGAAATCCGGGCGAATTACAATAAAATTATTTGCGTTCCCTATTGCGGTTTACAAAGCCTTTTGAATTATGAAATCCCCGTTGCGTACACGGTACGCCGTGAGGGGTGGGCCGCTGATATTTACGATATGGGCGGCGGGGTTGCTATTGTAACAGGTTATGCCCCATTCGGAAATATTCGCCCGTCCTATGAATTGCGGGAACGGTACGAAACGCAAGCCGAAAAAATCCGCTATGATTATAGCCTTTCCTATGAACAACAGCGGGAAAGCCTGAAAAGCCTTGCAAGGGATTTTATAAAGGGGGTTTGCAATTATGAATAAACGGGAATATTGCGAAAGCCGGGAAAGTATCGCCTATTACAGCGGCTTGAATGGGCTTGAAATCAAAGGTATTAAATACGGCATTGATGATTATGTTTATTGTGTTTCCGGGGCATGGGGCGGCGGTAAAGCGTTCCATCGCTGTAAAATCTACTACCCTGTAAACGGTAAAGATGGCGCATTTTTCCGGGTGTATGGGTATAGGGTTCCGCTTGATGAATGCATTAGAATGGGGGTTTAATTATGAATTACATTTTCAAAACAACGGCAACAATGAAAGAATACAACAATAAAAAGTGGTACATTGACGGCGGTATTGTTTCGGATATGCGCATAGATGCGGATAGCGTGGAAAATGCGCTTGAAATTTACCGGGAACGGGTGGAAGAAAAACATTGCATCACCATTTCCAAAAATGCCATTAAAAACAAGTCGGAAATGTTCGTTGATCTATCAGACGGGAGCGCAAAGCAAGTCGGCTATGTTATCACGGGCAAAACAGAGTTTGACAAGGGCGATTATACCGGATACAGTACACAGTATATTGATCTGTGGATAACAATTCTAACTGTTGTTGATACGGTGTTTTAACGGGGGTGTAAAGCATGATATACGCAAGGAAAAAGCACGGCGGCGCAAGTTGCTATCTTGTATCCCCTGATACAGTACAAGCGTTTATACGTTATGAAACATGGGTGCAAGGGGTTGCAAATTGCTTTTGTAATATCACGGTAAAGCCCTATAAAGGCCGGAAATATAATCCCGCTTTTGTTTGGGTGTGCGTGGGTTGAAAGGCGGTGAAAGCGTGTATTTAATTCTTTTGTTGCTTTTGCTGCCGGTGCAAATCCTGATTGAAATATTGAAATTGAATAAGTGAACGCCGCCCCGGTGCTATTCCGGGGCGGTTATTTTTGCGCTTTTCGGCCTAATCGGGGCGGCGTGAATGGGCGACGGGGGCGGGGGATATGGGCGCAGCGATCAACGCCGGGTAAGGGGCTAATGGCGATTTGCGTACAAAAGACGCTTTTCGATAGGCACTTCCGAAAAATCAGCAAAAAATAAAAAGGTAATACTCAAGAAATATCTTGACAAGTTAAAACTTTAATGCTATCATTTTCTCAGAGGTGATAATTATGACTTCCAAAGAAATTGTAAACAATCTCATGCGAGCACAAGGGGTAAGCAACGCTGAAATGGCAGCTAAACTCAATTTGACACAAGCTGCCCTTTGGGACAGACTCAACCCCAAAAAGACTAACAACATGACCGTTAAAAAGTTCAACGAAATGCTCAAAATGCTTGATTACAAAATTGTAGCGGTTCCTCGAAAGACCCGTCTGCCAGAAGGAGGTTTTGAAGTTGACTGACACATTAAAGCTGATTGAAACCCGTACCATCAATGATGCCCTCGTTAATGGGTATTACGGCAAGAAAGAAGCATGGTTCACCCGTGATGAAATCGGTTCGGTTCTTGGTTACGCTGACCCCCGGCAGTCCATAGCGAATATCCACAATCGTCACAAAGAGCGGTTTTCGGATAAATCAGTCCAAATCAATTTGATTTGCACTGATGGAAAAAGCTATGACACTACCGTTTATAATTTCAAGGGCGTTATGGAGATTTGCCGTTGGAGTAAGCAGCCGAAAGCCGATATGGTTATGGAAGCACTTTACGACATGGCTGAGTCCGTTGCTCGTACCGGTTTCTATTCCGTACTTCCCGATCAGGAGCTTATCGACCTTCTTGTGAAGCGTCAGAGCGAGAACCCGACATTTCTCAGAGAAGCCGCCGTTGACTTAAAATCTAAGAAAGCTCTGGAACAGCTTGCCCAAGACGCACAGCTTAGAGAATTGTGGAAACAGAGAGCTGAACTCCCTCTCGGTGAGTACAAGAGTAAACTCGATGTTATCTGTAACGGCAACTTCACCCTTCTCAGCAAGGAAATCAAGAAATACGAGAAATGGTACACCGCTTTTAAGGCTCGCAAGGTAGATTATAGCTTGTAAGCTATTAGAGTGTATAAATTCTCTATATATGCACGTACTAAGAGAAAGTTATATAACTCAATAGCTCGTAAGCTATTATGGAAAGGAGAACGACATGACAGTAAAAGAAATCGTCTATCTGCTGTCTACGAAGCAGGGATTGACCCAAGATGACTTAGCCAATAAAATAGGCTATACCAATCAAGGGAGTGTCGCTCGTCCTCTTTCCCGTAATGGTGGAATGACCATGCAAGTTGACACGCTTATTCGTTGGCTGG